ATGCAAGAAAGTCGCACCAGTCTCTGCCAGTGATCCAAAGCTGCCCTTGAACCTGCTGGACGTATTGAGTCGGCAGTTTGTTGTCTCGCAGATACCCAATCATCGTGCTGGCAAGTGGACATTTGATTTCCAGCAAACCATCATCACCAACCAATCCGTCAGGCGAAGCTCCGGCATCGATGTCATCGTGCAAGCAAAGTCCAACCTCGAACACTTTCAAGTCATAAACCATTTCGTAGAAAGCTCTGGCAAGTGGTTCGAGATCAGTGCCGCGCTGCATTGCGTCTGTGGTCGGAACAAAAGTGGTTTGGCCTGTCAGCCTCTCCGCGATTAATTCGTTCACATACCTGTCAAATGACGCAGCCTTTTTTCCTGTTGAGGTAATCAACTTACTGAAACCGCTTGCAGTTGGAACGCCAAGACGGGCAGCAAGCCACCCGTCCGATCTTTGCTCGTGTTCAGTTACTCGCATTCTGAGCCTCCAGCTTTTTCAGTTTAAGCTCAAGAGCGGTCTTTGCGTTCTCATAGTTCTCCTGTTTAAGATCGAATGCAGCCGGAATCTTGTACACTTCACAAAACTTTGTGTGATCCGTATCTGTAGCTTCAAGCAAATCGCTGATGACTTCCCACTGCTCATCAGTCAAAGGTGAGTCCCGCCTTTCCTGTTCTGCTTGAGGTAAATCCTCTCCCGCATATATGTATGCGCCCAACCCAAGCATGGATATACATTTTGTCAGGCAGCGCATCATTGCAGTGTTCACTTGAAAGGAACTTGGATTGGCGATTGCTTTGTTTTTGTGATCCATAACTGGAAGCCACATTGACCGAGTCACTTCTTCAATCGTGATCTGGCAATGAACCATAACTGTCTGATCTGGCATGATCTCGTGCGGCGCAAAGCTGTATTGTGCTTCCGGATAGTTTTCCATAAGGATTTGCCAAGCCCATGCCCAAGAAAGATAAGTCAAGTTGCCTTTCTTTTCGACATGATCAGAGCAGTCAATCGCGGATAGTGTTTGCCAGATTTCTCCGGCGGTTATTTTCTTTTTGGCTGTCATTAGATTTCTCCTAGCTTGGTCAGGCGAATCCCGACCACAAGGAGAATAATAATTTATTCGGTTTACAAAGTAAACCTTAGTATGACCAGATATACGGTCGCGGCGCGCTGAATTCGTAGCTTGCGGCGATGTCCAGATGTATGAATCGCCCGCTGCCACGCTGGTGAATACCAAAACCAGTAAAAATATTGGCGTTTAGAGCGATTCTGAGCAGTTCTAAGGCATTTTCTCCACTAACCCGTATATCCACAGCCAGGCCACGAGAATGCGCTCCTGGCGCGCTCTTAATGCGTTCGTCTGGATGGTTCGGGCAGCGGTAGCCGCTTGAAATTGGGAAAGGAAAGTTGCATAGAGTGCGGATTGCGTCCAGAGCTTCTAGCAGCGCTTCGTCCATCTCGCTGCCATCAGAATCACATCCGCACTTGCAAGCAAATTCGGCTAGTTTGAAGTGCCGGAGTTGATCCATTTTGCTACAGTTGAATTGATTTGCTCTTCCAGAAATGCGTCCAGAGCTTCAATGGCTTCTGAAGCTATGTCGGCATAGCCAGCAGCCATAATTACTGCTTGCTTCACAGCCGCAAATTTTTCTGCTCCGTGACCAGATTCTGGCAGTTGTTCTTCAGCGTTCAGCACCAGAGTTTTCAGGCTGGTGACAATAAAAAGAACGAACCGCGCAATGTCGAATGCTATCTTGAGTTTGTTCATTGTTTCTTTCTCCGTTTTGATTTTCGAGCAGATGACAACGCAATTGCGACTGCTTGCTTTTGAGGTTTGCCAGCAGCCATCTCGCGTTTAATGTTTTTTGATATTGTTTTTTTACCGTAGCCTTTTTTGAGCGGCATTATTCACGTCCCCACGGATTCTTGAGCAAAACAGCTTCGACAAAGATTGCTACTTCGTTTGTGCTGTTACTTGATTTGCAATCAAACTCAAAGTCAGTTTTTTCATTGATGCGAAATGGGACTTGCCTGTCATAGCTTGATTGAGTTGTTGCGGATGTTGCTCTTGCAGTGTTTACAACCAGTCCAGTGCTGCTGACAGTTTTATTTCTTAAGGTCAGGTACTGGTTTGAGTTTGCAGTCGCAGAATTCAAGTCAATTCGGAATAGATATATTGAATGCTCTGCCGGAACAGTATAGACGCAAGCCTGCGATATGCCTTCACCAGCAGCAATATACCCATAAGTCGTTCCGCCATTTGTGACAGATATGTTGCCAGCATGAGTTCCTGTCAGATTCAAAACCTGATTGATCCGATAGAAAGACAAAGTGCCAGCGACAGGAGTAGTTCCATCCACCGCGTTGGTCGTAATGATCTCGCTGATTACTTCACATTTGTCATTGAGTCCAGTGACCTTGATTGGCTTTGACGTATCTGCTGCGCTTGAACTTGCAACGGACATGACAACAGCAGAAACTGGAAAAGTATATGGCCCGCCAAAATTCCAGATTGTCTCATAAGTTGTACCGACAGACTCGTTGTAACCAAAGAGGTTCAACGGTGTAGCTTCTTCGATGTTCAGCCTTGCAATATCAAAAAGCAGATGTCCTGACGGATTGAGATTAGTGTATTCGCTCATTTATCAATGCTCCGTCTGTTCGTCGTTGACAAAAAGCTGAAAGACTTTGCGCTTGTCGCTCTCGCCTTCTTCTTCTTCGTACAGCTTAATCATTTCAATTATTTCTGAAATTTCTTCAGCGTTATACGCGCCGCCGCTCAACTGAATAATCGTTAAGACCAAACTGCACGCATCGTAATCTTTTACCACTTAACTTTGTCCGCCCAATAAGCCGCAGACATTTTGCCTTTGGCAATATTCTTTGCGTGGCGAGCTTTGAAAGATGCGCGGCGAGCTTTGTCTGATTTGCTTTCGCCTTTTCTGGCTGGCGAACCTTTTACGCCTTGCTGGCCAAATCGAATCGTTTTAATCTTGTCGCCTTCTTTTGCAACAACAACGTGAGACTTGCTCGGGTGATTGGGAGTTCTTTTAGGCTTGTTATAGCCTTCAAGTCCAAGTCTTGTTAATCGCGGGTCTTTGGTAGCCATGATGCATTATATCAGATTATCTCTGTGTCGATGCCATGATGTTGGCGAGGAATTTCGTAAACATATTCCAGCTGCTTTCCGCCTTCACGTTTGAATACAATCATCTCCATAACATGAGCCGCACCGTATTGCATTGAGCTATGCCAGGCATCAGGCGGTGCAAGAGTTCCGAACTTTCTAATAACAGTGCCATTGTCGCACTCAAGCACTTGCTGGTGATGGTAGTGCCCAACAAGCCACATCCTGTGACTCGTTTGGCTCCAAGCATCTGGCTGTTCTCGTGGCATAATGTTCGCCAGCTTTTCAGCTTTTACTTTGTCTCCGTGATGTACGCCAAGCATCCATTTTCCGAACCTGATGTAATGGAAATATCCTTTGCAGCGCAGCACATTTACTCGCGGCTCGTTTGACCAGTAATATTCGAGAATCATTTGAATTGCTATTGCTGCGTCAGGATCGTGATTACCGCGAGCAATGCAGACAGTTACTTTCTCGAATTTCTGCAACATGATTTCGACAGAAGTGACCAGTGTATCAGCTGCAACACGCATGAACTTTTCGTATCTTGTATCTACGTCCAGCGGAGTTCCTTTGCCAGTTGTATTCGATGCAGTGTTAGCATGTACAAAATCTCCCACGTTCACTAGCAAGCCAGTCTTTGCGCGTGGCGCACAGTCAACAAGATGAGCAACAGCTTTGATTATTTCTTCCTGTGCTATTCGAGAGTCGAAATTCCTGTCGCGTGTTTCTCTGCCGTGTGCTCTCATGCCGATATGAGCATCACCGATCACGATGGTCGGCATCAAATCTTCATCGGGAGTTTTGATTGGTACAAATTCACGCGGCTCTGCTGGAGTTATCCGGTCATTCAAGCCATCAATGAATTCAAGAAAAGCACGTTTCTGATCTTCCTGATCTTTTGCAGTCTTGACCCAAGTTTGTTTGATCTCGCCATCGGCATCGATGAGCGTGGACGTGCCTTTGAGGTGGTAGCCCTCACCAATGAACCTTGAATTGTTCTGCGCTGGAGTCCAGCCATTTTGCGCGGCTTTTTCCTTCACTGCTTTGGTGGCTTTGAACACAGCAGCCTTTGCAACGCCCATAGCATCTGCTGCTTTCTGACAAGAGCCGTAGTTTATCCAGGCCAGCACATATTCGCGCTGCCTGTCAGTAGGGTCGCCATGATCGAGAATTTTGATGTCTGGCGGATTCTCTTGCCTGTTACTGCTCATACGTCACACTCCACGCCGACAATAATGGCTCCAACTTCGCAAAACTGCTTATCGCAAACTTGAAAGGAACTTCCCATTTCTTCTGGCGAAAGCAGTCCGGCAGTTGGACTACACGCCGACCTTATCTGATGTGGTAAAAGTGAACACGACATTGACGATAGCAAGAATGCCGACAGCAATAGCATCAATGCTCGCTTGGTCGATTGTGAAGTCATAACCGAATGCTCCCGCCACTTCGATTGCGGCGTAAATCAAGCCGACAATCATGGTGCTGGTTATCTGTCGATTCTTCCATTTTGCAGGATCGGCAACGACTTGCCCACGCTTGAAAAGAAGCATTGCTGCTTTGATCTTTTTAATCATACTTGCCTCGATAGCCAAGTCACAGC